TTTATGTTGACGATAGGCAGATTTACAAAGTAACAGCTGTGAAGAGATATGACGACAATCCACGCACTGTGATAAATGTTATGTGGAAAGACTTACCTTCATATAATAGCTTAGTCCCTCTTTGCGAATAGGTCCCCAGCCCATGGCTTCCTTCACCCATGAATTCGCTGAGAGGGATCTTTTCATAGCGTATAGTACGTCTTGCCAAGTCCCATATACTCACTAGCAACAGGCTGATACCCGTATTTCTCACACAAAGCCTCTACCACCTTTGGGTCTAGGCATCTTGAATTTGAATGCAGCCAGTTTTTCGCGTAGTGATCAAATTCAAGGTGATATCCTTCAGCGCATGCCTTACCCATGATCTTTCGAATTTTTGCTTTGTATAAACGTAGGTTTTCAAGAGATTGTCTACATCTCCAGTAGTGTGACCAGATCACACACTCTACGATTGCGCTAGAAGCCTTTCTGTACTCTTCCTTGCTTAAGGCGATAGAGTACAGCTGCCATCCATACATCTTGATATTCTCACGCATCTTATAATTCGGCATGCGCTCGCTATAAGAATACGGTTCACAGCTGCCGATCTTCTCAAATTCAATATTTATCTTTTCGATGATATCTTCTTCATTCTTCATCAGAATCCTCCGACTTGAAGTCCATTTCCATCTGATCATCAAGCATTGGCCAATGTGTTTCTAAAGCTCTTCGCACCACTTCGCTTAGCCCTATCTTGTTTTCTTCCTTAGCGCTGAGTTTATAGCTGAGTCTCTTAAGGAATGTGTAGTAGTCAGCGTCAATTGAGACTGTCATGTTCATTTTATTCGGTTTTTTATACATGTTTATCCTGTTGAAAAGCCTTGCAGCAGTATGTTCTTGCTGCAAGGCTTGAGTGTTTTAATGTACGGAAGCTGTTCTGTCAACTAGAAGTGACGCTTTCGTTGTCATCTTGAACATTGCTAATGCATTGCTTGAATCTATCTCTTCTTCCATCCACAAACGCCATATGCAAGAGCGCAGGCACTCGAAGCTTGGAAACTCTTGTTCCATATATGTAGAACTGTCAGCATTCTTTATCGTAAAAAAAGGACGATCTCCACTTGCATCTACGCAAATGCTTGCTTCCATCCTCGGATTTAAGCTAACCTTTATCATGACTCCACCGCGCTATCGATTAGCTCGACTAAGTCCATGCAATAAGCGCCTTCAAAGTGTTCCTTCAGGTTCTTACGAGTGTTGTAAATCTTAACATTATAGTGATCATGCCCCGCCAGGTACTCAATCGCTACATGTCCTTTGATTTTTGACCCCTGCACTTTGAAGGCTAGTCCGCTACTCATCGCTTTTAGCGAGTTAACGCCCCAGCACATCATCGCCATACTGCCCTTTGTTCCATCGTGTGTTGATCCGTATTGCAGCTGATGCAAGATCGTTCTTGCGGTCTCCATACTCATAGTTTTTTCCTCTGTTATCATCTTTGTTATTTTAATCTGCCTATGCGGCAGTTGGTTGTGATTCTTTTATTTCAAAACAGTATGTGAATTTGAAAAAAGATCTTTATCCAATGTCGTTATTTCCATCTGTCAAGTTAACAAGAAATTGGATCATCTCGTCTCGCGTATAGTCTTCTGACACGCCAAAGGAAATAGTCTTCTCTCTGTTCCATTTTGCTATGCGAAAGTTTTTCGCGTTAAAAGCATCGACCTCTCTATAGCCCTCTTTCTCAATCGCTTTAGATATTGCGCTGTTAGTTGTTACTTTTATTCCGTAGATTTCGCGGAATCGTGATCTAGCTTTTCTTTTTTCTGCATCGTTCAAGGTGTTTCCTTGTGTTTGAATGTGTGAATGATTGAATGTTACATGAAGCGTGAGATTAGAACAAGGGAAACTTACACTTGATTCTTTTCTTGTGATAGTGCAATTTTAAAGTATGATAATAGTAAATTAAAGGATGTATAATGCCAGCCCCTAAAGGGAATCAATATGCTAAAAATAATCCTAAAGTTACTGGAAGGCCAAGACAGTACGATCTAAAGATCGAAGCTGAAGAAATAGTCAAATGGGCAAAAAGAACCGATTCTATGCACCTTGCAGCTTTCGCCATCGGAAGGGGATATGCAGCTCCAAAGCTTTATCTTTGGCGTGATGAAGATAAAGACTTTAGAGAAGCTTTAACTATTGCAAAAGACTTACTTGCAATTAGATTAAGAGAAGCTGTTAATAATAAGACATATAATGAACGCATAGGCGCAAGAGATATTACAGCTCACGACAGTCTACTCAAGCTTGATGAGCGTGCGGATATGGAATTTTCATCAAATCTTAAAATCAAACAAGAGCATGCGGCAGCTCATACTCTCGCAGAGCTTAATAAAATGTCTCGAGATGGTGATCTTTCACAAAAATGATTCACAACAAGCTCTGGCGTTTAAATAATCTCTATCGGATCGTAGACAAGAACGGGTCGTCTGTACCTTTTAAATTGAACGACGTTCAAAAAGTTGTTGCTCTAGACAAGCACAAGCGCAAGCTAATTTTGAAAGCGCGGCAGCTCGGCATGAGTACTTATGCGGTTTTAGACCTTCTCGATGATGTACTCTTCAATGAAAATCTTGCTGGCGGCATCGTCTCTTACTCTCTAGAGCACGCACAGCACATATTTAAGCGCATCATCGGACACGCTCTAGACACTATGCTGCCTGAGCTAAAGCCGCTGGTCGGCATCGTCACGCAGTCAGCACGCGAGATAACGTTCACAAACGGGTCTTTTTTGCGTGTAGATACATCTCTTCGCGGAGGCTCGTATCAGTCAATTCTTGTGTCTGAGTTCGGTAAGACGTGCGCTCGCAGCCCTCAAAAAGCTGAAGAGGTCATCACAGGAACGCTGCAGACGGTAGGTATCAACGGTAAAATTGTAATCGAGTCTACGGGTGAAGGAAATAGCGGCTACTTCGCCGAGATGGTTCAAAATGCCGTTATACGTGGTAATGATAACTTAAGTGATTTGGAGTATTATCTTTACTTCTTTAGCTGGAATAAAGAAAAGGCTTATAGAACAAGCCAGGAAATAAGCTATGACATAGAACTAACAGATTATTTTGACAAGTTAGAAAAAGAACTTGATATAACGATAGATCAACAGCAGCGGTATTGGTACGCGCAGCAAAAGAAAGTTCTTGGCGAAAAGATGACGCAAGAATTTCCTTCAACCCCTCAAGAGGCCTTCCTCTCTAACTCCGACGCGTACTACTACGCTACGTATATCGAAGCTGCATACAACTCTAACCGATGCCTACACACAAGCCTCTACGACGCTTTGCTGCCTGTTTACGTTGCGATGGACATCGGTGTAAACGACTTGACCGTCATGATATTCTTTCAGATAGCGCACGGAGAGATTCGAATAATTGATTACTACGAAGACAATAACAAGGGTGTGGATTTCTACGCACATTTCTTGCTTCAAGACAAGAAATATCTTTACAACACTATCTATCTACCACACGACTCGAAGCAGAGAAGCAAGATAGACGCAGGAAACACATACGAGCGTGATTTTCGTAGGCTCTTCTCTGGTGTAAATACAAAATTTCACGTTCTAGAGCGCTCAGACGTCAACCTAGGCATCTCTCATGCTAAGTTAAAGTTTGAACGTTGCGTGTTCGCGATCAATAGAGTAAAACCTTTGATTGAACATCTTGGTAAGTACCGCAAGAAGTGGAGTCAGGCTCAGGGTAGATACTTGGATGAGCCAATGCCCAGTTCATGTGATCACGCCGCGGATGCGTTTCGCTATCTATGTATGGCCGTGACAAAGATAGAGACTGTATCGACTATGAACGGAGCGCTAGAGAAGCACAGACAAGCAGTAGACATGCGTCGTACTTTGATGTAGTGAAGCAAAACTTAAAGTTGCTTACATTAAAAACTTCGAGTGATATAAATAAATCAACTTATCAGGTACAGCATGCTCAACGACTTCGAAGTTAAACAGGAATTTCTTGAGAACTACCGATATGCCCACGATTTCTGGGCTCCCTTCGTAGAAGATGCCAAAGTATACAGCCTTGCACAGTCAGGATACACGTGGAGCGATAAAGAGCGAAAGCAGCTAGTAAAAGATGGGCGCGAGCCTCTTGAATTCAACATCATGCGCCGGCCTCTCCAATTCTACAGCGGCTACCTTCGTGATAATGTAAATTCTATTGTTATAGCTCCGATGGAGGGCAGCGACCAAAAGACTGCCGACCAGCTAACAAAAATTAGTTCTTACATTTGGGACAAATCAGACGGATTTCCTGTCTTTTTAGACGCTTGTGATGAGTCTTTTAAAGCAGGAATCAGTCTTTGCGGTCTACGAATGGACTACAGCAAAGACTTTATAAACGGCGATGTGGGTTTTTACAAACGAACCTTCAATAGCTTTTATTTAGATCCAACTTTTGAAAACATCAATTTAAAAGATTGCGGTTTTGCTATCATGCGAGACTTGCTCAATAAGTCTTCTGCAAAAGCTCTCCTTCCATTTATTGATGAGCGCGTGATTGATGAGATCCACAGTGGGTTTCGTGATGAAAAGTTCATGTCGTATCATCCCCAGTTTACCTCGTTTAGCCGTAATCGCAATCTCTTAGCATACGATCAGTATTATAAGCGTACGACAAGAAATCGAGAGATGCTTATAGATCTTCAAACTGGTTTCTTTAGAGATATCACTGATGAAGATAAGGAATCAAAAAGCAAGTTAGAGAACGGTATTCATCGATTTGAAAGGATGAGACGAGAAGCCGACGAGATGGGAATCAATCCCGAAGATGTTCCAAATGTAGAGATACGTACTGTAGAGCGTCCGTACATCGAGCTCAGCATCATGCTGAACGGTGAGCAGGTCTATGTAGGCGAAGACAGGACAGGGATTACCGAATCTTATCCGTTTGCCCCAATCGTCTGTTATTTCGAGCCATCAATCTGGATGCCATCTCAGAGGCTGCAAGGAATATCTTCAACGCAATGGAGCATGCAGCGCCAGTTCAACAAGCGACACATGAAAATTATAGATATGATGGACAGCACCATATCTACAGGATTCAAATACATTCTAGGTACTGTTCCTGATCCTACAGAGATGCAACAGTCAGGACAAAACAAGCTGATCGGTGTCTCTCTAGATGACAACCCTCTTGGTCTAGACGCTGTTCAACAGCTGCAGGGTGGTGGTGCTAATCCAGCTTTATTAGAGTATCAGAAA